AACCTAAACTTATACAAAGACTAAATAAATTATTAAATGCTTAATCCTAATATAGAAATAAAGAAATGGTTTTATACTAACTTAACAAGTTCAAGTACATTACCTGTTTACGATGGTATTGCACCAGATTCTGCTCCTAATGAATATATCATTATGAGTGGCAGAACTTCTAATCAGGATCAAGGTAAAATAAGCTATACTAACTCGGTTACCATTGATGTTGACATTGTCATAAAAAATAGTAACTTTGGTTATAAAAGAGCCGAAACGATAAGCGATTTAATTCTAAATGCAATCAATTCAGACACAAGCATAACCCTTGCAAATGGGTTTTATGCTTCAAGTTTGGTGGTAGGTGCAATTAGGAATTTAGATGGTTTAAACCCTTTGGACAACGTATTTAGAACAATAATAACTTATAATTTAATAATAACTCAAAATTAAAATAAAATGGCAGAAACTAAAGTATCAGCAAGGGATTATATCCTTTTAGCAGATTTAGCTGGTGGTACAACTTTTATACCAGTAGCTTGTTTAACGACAAACTCAATGACATCAACTAACGACACTATTGATGCAACTTCAAAATGTGGTAATTCATACACACCAAGTCCAATTTTCAGTCAATCATTTGATTGTGAAGGATTTGCTATTGATGAAACAGGAACTCCAAGTAAGGATTCTTACCAACAATTATATACTGCTCACGCTGCTCAAACTATTTTTACTGTTAAAATGGGTAAAGCAACACCTGCTATTGGAGATGTGTATTATGGTGGTGATGCAACAAGTACTGTGTTTATTAGTGATTTCGGAGTTCAAGCAGATGATGGTGATGATGTTAAATTTACTGCAACATTTGTAGTATGTGTTCCACCAATTGCACAAACTGAAGTTGACTAATAAAAACCAAAAAAAACTATGTACGATTTAAAACTGAAAGAAACAACAATTCCTTTGAGATGGGGAACTTGGGCGATGAAACGATTTTGTGAATTAGAGAATAAAACTTTAATGGAACTAATAAAAGTTTTATCTTCTGGAGTTTACAACTTAGACACAATAGTTCATATAGTACAATCAGCAGCCGAGAGTGGGTATAAAACACTAAAAAAGCCAATTGATTTTGAGGAATTTGATGTTTGTAATTGGATTGATGAAGTAGGTGGGTTAACTGCTAAAGATGGTCAATTGGTTGAATTTATGAAGTATATGCAAGATTCAATGGTTCCAGACTTAAAGGAAAGTAAGCAAACAGAGGAAAAAAAAAATTAGGTTTTTATAGTTGGGATTCAATAATCATTCTCGCTATTGAAGTTGGCTTAACGATTAATGAGTTTTGGCAACTTACTTGGCGAGAATTTTTATTATATAAAAAGGCTTATGATAATAAACAAGTAAAGGAATGGGAAAGAACAAGAACAATAGCATATTTGATATATAAATCAAATACTACTGATAAAGGTTCTAAAACAATAAAATCATTCTTTCCTTTGCCAAGTGATATATCAGATGAAGATGAAAGTCCAAAACTAACATCAGACCAGTTAACGAGAACCTTAAAAATGTACGGAGTTAAATAAATAAGATGGCACAAGAAACGCTTAAAATTACCATTACTGCTGACAATAAAGAAGCAGTTAATAATATAAATCAAACAATTACTGCAACAAGTAATTTAGGTAATACTTTTAGACAACTGCCATCAACAAGCAATTCAGCTACAAATGCTTTAAGTAATTTGTCAAGAGTTGCTCAGGATGCTCCTTATGGTTTTATTGGTATAGCGAATAACTTAAACCCTTTATTAGAATCATTCCAAAGATTATCACAAGAGACTGGAAGTACAAGTAGTGCTTTAAAATCAATGGTATCAGGTTTAATGGGGCCAGCAGGTATTGGATTAGCTTTGGGTGCAGTTTCATCTTTGATTGTCGCATTTGGTCCTAAAATAGCAAATTTCATTCACGGAGTTGATGCTGCTAAAGAAGCAGAAGATAAGTTTGCAGAAAGTTTAGATAAGGCACAAGCAAGTGCAAGTGAAAGTGGGATAAAATTACAAGCATATATAAATATAGCAGATGATGCTACAATAGCAGATGATAAAAGAGCAAATGCTTTAAAATTTGTTATTGGCGAATTAGCTAAAGTAAATAGTGCTTATGCAGCAACAATCACAACAACAGATCAAGCAAGAGCAGCAGTAGATTTATATACACAGGCTTTAATTGCTCAGGCAATTACTTCTAGATATGTAGATGAAATTGCTGATAAAACAATAAAGTTAGCAGATGTTAATAAAAAAGCATTAGTAGCAGCAGAAGAATATAACAAAACTATTGAAAGGTCTAAAACAATGACTAATGGTTATGTTGATGCTTCAATAACACAAGCTGCAACAATAAATAGAGCAAAACAAGCATATGTTGGTGCTGCAACTGAAGCAGTTAATCTTAATAATTCAATAGAAGATTTAAACAAATCTTTGATGAATACAATTAAATCGGCTTCAATAAATCCATTTTATAACGTTACTAATGGTGCTAAACAATTAGCAACTGAAACTGGGAAGGCTGCTAATAATATAGAAAGAATTATTAGAAATCCAGTTAATGTTCCATCTGGTAATCAATCAATAATACAAACATTTAATCAAACACCTATTGCTCCAATTGGAGAAGCTGGTGTAGGATTTCAAGGTGGTCCTTCTCAATCTATATTAGATGCAAAAGCAGCTCAAGAAGCATTAGCACAATTTGAATTACTTAATGCTTCTATGGCATTAACTTCCGAATTGACAGATGCAGTATCTTTTGGTTTTAATAGTATTTTTGAAGCATTTGTTAATGGTCAAGATATTGGAACAGCATTAGAAAATACATTTAAACAAATAGTAGTTCAGTTAATTGAAATGATTGCAAAAACATTAATATTTAAGGCAATTTTAACTGCATTAGGTGTTGGAGTTGGATTACCTACTGATATGCTTAATTCAGCTTCATTTGGGCAAGGTGGTGGCTTAATGGGGGAGTTCTTATTAAAAGGTTCAGACTTAGTTTTAGCAACACAGAGATCAAATTCTAATCTTAATTTAAGAAGATAATATGGCATACGAAAATAAATATAAAGCAACTTTTGCTACTCAAACAGGCAAAGTAGCTTATTTATATTTGCAAGAAGATTCTTATGCTGGTAGTTTAATTGAATATCAAGGTGTAAGTATTAATCTTCAATATATACCTAATTCAGATGACCCATTTGAACCAGTATATGCAAGTCAAATAAATGTTGTTTTAGATGTAACAGATGACTTAGCTAATATTCCTGATTTTACTACTTTAGATGATAGAAAGTATTTTGCTAAATTATACTTAGATAGTGATTTAGAATGGTGTGGATGGGTATTATCAGATAATGTTCAAATAAGTTATACAACAGGTAGAAAGCAATTATTTTTTAATGCTATTGATGGATTAGGTTTACTAAAAAGCATTCCATTACCAATAGATGCTTCTATTGATATAAATTCTTTAAATAGTTTATTATATTTTATTAGATTATGTTTAAATGGTGTAGATTTTCCTAATACTCCAAATATTATGACAGTATGTTCATATTTTGCTGATGGTATGGAAGATAGAGCAATTCATTCTTATAGTGAGCCATTTAGTCAATCATATTTACCATATAGAACTTTTATAGATACTGGGGTAACTTATATAAGTTGTTTTGATGTATTATCTAATATTGTTAAATCATTTGGTTGCAGATTATTCCAAGCTGGTGGTAAATGGTGGATAGTAGCAGTTAATGAATTTGCTAATGAGAATAATTGGTTTACTGAATATACATATACAGGAACAGTTGCATCAAGTGGAAATAACTTAAATACATTAAGTACAATTCAAGGTTATGTTGGAAATACGAGTGGTTTATATTTTATAGATAACTCGCAATTTAAGTTAATGAAAAAGGGGTTCAACAAAGTACAATATAATTATGATGCATCAGTAGCAGATAATTATATATCTAATGGTAATTTTAGACCTTTTACTGGATTATATGCAGATAATTGGCAAATAGATTTTCATGGAGTTGGTAGTACTGTTACAATTATAAATAATACAACTGATTCATTTGCACAATATAGACTTATAAAGGGAACTACATCTCTTACTAATGATGCTTCCATTGAAATAAAGTCAGGTTCTTATCCTAAAATTATAGGAGGTGTTAAACTTGAATTTTCTTGGATATTTCAAGGTCAAGATTTAAGTGCAAGTCCTAGAGGATTTGTTTATGTATTATTAACAGATGGAATAAATAATTATTGGTGGAATGGAACTGCTTGGGTAACTACTTCTCAATTTTATACTGTTACTGCTTATAGTGGTGCAAGTGGTAGTGATGTAAACTCATATAGTTTTAAAACTGCAGTTACTCCAATAGCTGGAGAATTACATTTTAAATATTCACTTGAAGCTGGTACTGGTAATTTTGCTCAATTAAGTAATATGGCACTTCACATTACTCCATTAATTAGTAATATATATTATTTTAGTTATATAAATGATACAAAAGAATATGTAAAAAGTATTGATATTCCTTATGGCAATTTTACAAGTGGTAGTTATTATCCTGTTGAAAAAGGTATTTTATTATTAAGCAATGGTAACAATCCATTTCTTTGGTATGAATATGATTCTATAACAACCTTCCCAAGTTTAGTACAACTATTGATGCAAAAATATACTAATATATATGGTCATAATATTATAAACATAGATTGTAATTTATCTAGCTTTTCTACATCTAATGGAATACTAAATGCTTCTAAGTTATTAAAAGCTACTGATACAGACCCAAGTCAAATAAATGTAGCAAATAACTCATATATGTTAGGTAATGCATCAATCAGTTATCCTAATGACCAAACTCAGGCAACGTTGCTACAAATATCAAATATTGATATAGAAGCAACTAATGGTTATGAAATATCTTACAATATCTTAATTTAAGTAAATTTGCAATATGGCAGACAATGTACAGGGTAAAAATATTATGCTTTATTATCACCAACCACCTTCTGAGGAATATCCAGAGGGTACAGATATAGCATTTGCTTGTTCAACAAATTGTTCTTTTTCAGTTAATGTTGACCAAAAGGAAGTAACTTCTCAAACAAGTGCTTGGTATCGTGAATATAAAAACGACATAGCAACTTGGACTGTTACTTGTGATGGATTAATAACTTTAAATGGTTACGGCTATTTATTCTTACTTCAGCAGCAACAAAATAGAACTGAAATAGAAATAAAGTTTGTTATTGATAATGGAGTAGATGGTTTAGTTATAATAAGTGGTAATTGCAATCTAGCAAGTTTACAAATAAATGCACCATATAAAGAAATGGGTACTTATACTGTAACATTACAAGGATCAGGTGCATATGGCTTAACAGGAACAACAATAAATCCAAGTGGAGTGGTAATAGTAGGAGGTGGAGCAGTTTACACTAAAGGAACAACGGCAGCAGGTGGAGAAACTACAATAACATATACAGATATGATAGGCAAGTCTTGTCTTTATGTATCAAGAGGTGGTATTGATGTACAAGCAATTTTATCAAGTGGAACTCCTATTGATGAACAAGTGAAGTGGGTAAGTGCAACAGGTATTTTAACATTTAGTAGAGCTTTAGAGAGTGGGGAGTTCGTAAGAAGTCTTTTTCAATAATTTAGTTATAAATTAATAATAATGGCAAATCAAATAGTTGTTTCATCAGGTGCGAAGGTTAGGAATTTAGAAGGTGTTTTGACAGGTACAAGTGGAGTTGTTAGTTCAGTTCCTTATGGTGGTGCTAATGGTGTTGCTACTTTAGATTCAAGTGGTAAAGTTCCTGTATCTCAATTGCCTTCTTCAGTAGTAACTTATTTAGGTACTTGGAATGCTGCAACAAATACTCCTTATTTAGTAAACGGCACTGGAGATGCTGGAGATTTATATATTTGTAATGTTGCTGGTACTGCTAACTTTGGTGCTGGTCCTATTACTTTTGCAGTAGGTGATTGGGTTTTATATGGAAGTGGAACTTGGCAAAAATCAAGTGGGCAAAATGGTACAGTTACATCGGTGGCTGCATCTATTACAGGAAACTCTTTAGGGATAACAGGATCACCAATTACAACGGCTGGAACTTTAGCTTTTGCTTTTGCAGGAACTAATCTTCAGTATGTAAACGGAGCAGGTAACTTAACAACATTTCCGACTTTATTGTCAAGTGTTGGTTTATCTATGCCAAGTGCTTTTAACGTCTCTAATAGCCCTCTAACGGCTAATGGAACGATTGCAGTAACAGGAGCAGGCAATGCTTCTCAGTATATTAGAGGAGATGGTACTTTAGCAGCTTACAATCCAAGTACAGGTGGTGGTGGTTCTTCAGTTTCGTATTATCTTAACGGAGGAACAAATCAAGGCACATTTGTAGGAAACA